TTGAGGAGTTGGCATGGGCTACACAAAACGACAATTCATAAGTGCGGCCTTTGAGGAAATTGGCCTAGCGTCTTATGTGTTTGATCTTGGCCCAGAGCAACTTGAATCTGCCCTGCGCCGCCTGGACGCAATGATGGCAGACTGGAACGCCAAGGGCATCCGTCTGGGTTACCCTTTGCCATCCAGCCCACAAAATAGCAGTTTAGAAGAAGAAACAAATGTGCCTGATTCGGCCTATGAAGCAATCATTTGCAGTCTAGGCATTAGGCTAGCCCCAAGTTTTGGCAAGATCGTGATGATTGAGACCAAGACAACTGCCAAGCAGGGTTACGACATCTTGCTTCAAAGGGCAACATTCCCGCTGGAGAAACAACTCCCATCTACAACCCCTGCGGGTTCTGGCAACAAGCCGTGGCGAACCTACGACAATCCGTATGTAAGACCACCAGCCAATCCAGTCACTGCTGGTCCTGATGGACCTCTCGAATACTACTAAGGACAAGTCATGCCTCAAATCAATCAGTTGCCTGTACTCAACACTATATCCAGTGGTGACCAGTTACCCGTTTATTCGCCAAACAATGGGGACGCACGGCGCACCTCAATTGGTAGTTTGCTGACATTTTTTCAGCAAAGTTTTGCATCACCAACACTGTCGGTAAATCTGTATGTGCCTGGGTCTGGGTTTAACATCACCGTGCCGACCCCAGTCAGCAATGACCAATGGATGCTGTTGCAACCCGCTGGAACGCTGGCAACAGGAACGATTACCCTGCCTTTGAACACTGGTGTACCTGATGGCACAACGGTGCTGATTACCACCACACAAGAAATCACCTCGCTGACAATTGCCCTGAATGGTGCAACTGCCATTTATGGTGGTGTTTCGTTTTTGGGTGCAGGGACTGCAACAGCAATTAGGTTTTATCAGCCCACAAACTCGTGGTATCAGATTAATGCTGAGACGGTTTATGGCACAAATATGCAAGCATTTTTGGCCGTGCCATCAAGTGCCAATCTACGGGCGGCAATGACCGATGAAACTGGTACTGGTCTGTTGGTGTTCAACACCAGCCCAACCTTTGTAACCCCCGTGCTGGGCACAGTCACAAGTGGCAACATTTCTGCTTGCACATCCACAAGCATGGTGATGGTTACTCCAATTCTTGGAACGCCAACATCTGGAACATTGACAAACTGCACTGGGTTGCCGCTAACGACTGGCGTGACTGGTGCTTTAGGGGTTATCAATGGTGGCACTGGTGCATCAGCAACAGTTCAAGCATTAAGTGGTCCAGGTGCGGTAAATATCACAAGTCTTGCCACTGCTTTCACTTCAACTGCTACTGGAAATGCACTGACCCTTGCTGATGGCGCACAAGGGCAACTGAAGACGATTATTTATGTTGCGGAAGCGGCAGGTGGTGACACTGGTGTTTTGACACCAGCCAATCTTGGTAGTGCCACCACAATTACTTTCAATGCTGTTGGTGATTCTGTAACTTTGCAGTTTGCTGGTACTGATTGGTGGGTTGTTGGATTCCGTGGTGCGGTGGTTGCGTGATGGCAACGAAGTCTAAGTCTTCAGTCAATGCGGCTGGCAACTATACAAAGCCGACTATGCGGAAAGCCTTGTTTGAAAAAATCAAGTCTGGCACAAAAGGCGGTGACCCAGGCGAATGGTCAGCTAGAAAAGCCCAACTGCTGGCGGTTGAGTACAAGAAAAAGGGTGGCGGTTATAAATGAAAGCCCCGCAAAAAAGCCTCAAAGATTGGTCAAGTCAAAACTGGCGCACCAAATCGGGCAAGCCATCGTCTGAAACAGGCGAGAGGTATCTGCCTGAGAAGGCGATAAAGGCATTGACTGCGGCTGAATATGCGGCAACCACAAGGGCCAAGCGTGAGGCAACCAAAGCTGGAAAGCAGTTTGCCAAGCAACCAAAAAAGATTGCTGAAAAGATTAAAGGGTTTAGATGAAAACTCCAGTCTATGCTCGCAAAGAAGGCCAGAACCCAAAGGGCGGTTTGAATGCCAAAGGTCGTGCCGCCGCCAAAGCCGAGGGCATGAATCTAAAACCTCCTGTGAAGTCTGGTGACAACCCACGCAGGGCATCATTCTTGGCTCGCATGGGTGGCAATCCTGGCCCTGAATACAAAGATGGTGAACCCACACGCTTGCTGTTGAGTTTGAGGGCTTGGGGCGCATCATCCAAAGCTGACGCACAAGCCAAAGCAAAACGCATCAGCGCACGCAACAAGGCAAAATAAAAATGGATTACGAAACCTTAAAAAACGTGCTAAATGAAAATCAAGGGAAGAACTTTGTTCGCAGGATTCTTAATCCCGAGGCCTATCCAGTCATGGACTTAGGCAAGGGTGAAATTGCTACACATCAAATGGAATATTCAGAAGCTGGGCCAAATAAGTTTATTGTTTACCCAAGAATTGCTTACGAAAATAAAGAACTAAAAAATTATGGTGATGATGCCTTTGATAGGGCGTTGAAAAGCAAGGACTACATTTCGTTTGATAATGAAGCAGACGCAGAATACTTTTCCAAAAACTACAAAGAATACTGGGACAAAGAAAAGAAGGTCTTACCAACAGTAGGTGAAAAGTAAATGCAAATACCTATTCTGAACGGTATTTACACCGACAACACTCCAGAACTGCGGACATCGTACCCAGTCAATCTTGTGCCTGTGCCAAAACAATCAGGCATCAGCAATGGCTTTCTGCGGCCTGGAGATGGCATTGTTTCTAACGGCACAGGCCCAGGCATTGATCGTGGCGGCATCAACTGGCAGGGCAGTTTGTATCGAGTGATGGGTACAAAACTGGTCGAGATAAATAGCGCAGGTACAGTGACCACATTGGGTGATGTTGGTGGTCCAACAGATCAACTTGTGACATTTGATTACAGCTTTGACCAACTAGCGATTGCATCTGGTGGGCGACTTTATTACTGGAGTGGCACAACATTGACGCAAGTCACAGACCCTGACCTGGGCACGGTGCTTGATTTCTGCTGGGTGGATGGTTACTTCATGACCACTGATGGTGAGTTTTTGATTGTCACTGAGTTATCCAACCCTTTGGCTGTGAATCCGCTGAAGTATGGAAGTTCAGAGGTTGACCCTGACCCTGTGGTGGCTTTGCTGAAACTGCGAAACGAGGTCTATGCGCTGAACAGAAACACAGTCGAGGTATTTGATAACGTGGGTGGGGAGTTATTCCCATTTGCCAGAATTGATGGCGCACAGTTGCAAAAGGGCGTGGTTGGTACACAGGCTTGCTGTGTGTTTATTGAACGCATTGCTTTTCTAGGCAGCGGGCGTAACGAAGCCCCAGGTGTCTACATTGGGGCAGCGGCAACAAATCAAAAAGTCAGCACCCAAGAAATTGACAACATCCTTTTGGAATACACAGAGGCGCAATTGTCTTTGGTGAAGTTGGAAGCCAGAAACGACAAGAACCACCAACATCTTTATGTGCATCTGCCTGACCAAACTTTGGTGTATGACGCATCTGCATCCGAGGCTTTGCAAACCCCTATCTGGTTCGTTTTAGTCAGCACATTGGATGGCCTTGCTCAATACAGGGCAAGAAACATGGTGTGGGTCTATGACAAGTGGATGGTTGGTGACCCGCAAAGCACCAACATTGGGTATCTGGTGCAAGACATTGGCAGTCACTGGGGGCAGCAAGTGCGCTGGGAGTTTGGCACGATGATTGTCTACAACGAAAGCAATGGTGCTTTGTTTAACGAATTGGAATTGGTCAGTCTTACTGGTAGCGTTGCCCTTGGCAAGAATCCGCAGATAAGCACAAGTTACAGCGTGGATGGCAAAGCCTATTCACAAGAACGATTCATTTCTGTTGGCACGATTGGCAATACTAAAAAACGACTTACATGGTTTCAGCAGGGGCACATGAGGAACTGGCGCATTCAGCGTTTCCGTGGCGATAGTGATGCCCATGTATCCTATGTTCGGCTTGAAGCACAGATCGAAGCACTGGCGTACTGATGGCAACCGCACCTGTTTCCCGCAGACTGAACCTGACGCGAGACCAACTTGCCGAGTTTCTGACTGACCAACAGCAGATCAGGCAATTTGAATTGCTGTTTTCTACGGTTGACACATTACAAGTCATTGTGGGGACTGATTTTGAATATCAAGCAGACAATGCGGCGGCTACGGCAAATGAGGCATTTGCGCAGATAGTTGCACTCGCGCAAAATACTGCGGTTGAAGATGCTGTGATGAATGCCAAGGTGCAACAAGCATTGGATGCTTTGACACGACTGGCGCAGTCATTAGAGTTGCTTGCACTTGCCCCTGTGCGTAATAATGTGGAACTAGCGCACGATGTAAATGGCATCTTGCCGTATGCAAACCAAACCCCAAGGGTGAGATCAAATCAGGTGCTGACATGGCTTTCGATGTAATCACCCCTGTTAAATTAGGTCAAGCCGCCATCACCACTGGCGTGACTACGCTTTACACAGTGCCAGCGGCAACTAGAACTCTGCTCAAAGAATTCAGCATTGCCAATACAACGGCGGCAGATATAAACGTGCGTGTGTTTTTAGTGCCATCAGCAGGTACGGCTGGAACGTCAAACGCTTTTCTGTACGATGTGCCTGTGCCAACTGCAAACGCCTTGCAATATAACGGTGTTGAAGTGCTTAATGCTGGCGACAGCATCCAAATTCAGGCTGTATCAACTGGCCTCACAATCATTGCAAGCGGTGGCGAAGCCACTTAAGGAGTAGACATGACAGTAACAGTAAAAGTTCTAATTCCAGCAAAACAAGCTGAAGGCACGCAGACTACGCAATACACAGCTACCAACTGCAAAACCATCATTGATAAATTCACTGCCACCAATACCACGGCAGGAAACGTGACAATCAGTGTTAATTTGGTTATCAGCGGAGGGTCTGCGGCAACATCTAACTTAATTGTTGATACCCGAAGTCTTGCACCTGACGAAACTTACACTTTCCCTGAATTGGTGGGGCAAGTACTTGAACCAAGTGGGTTTATCTCGACCATTGCAAGTGCCGCCACATCACTGACCATCCGCGCATCAGGCCGCGAAATCACTTAAGGAGAACACAGCATGGATAAATTTATGATGATGCCCAAGGGGTTTATGGGCTTGCCGATGGATGAAGAATTCATCACCAATGCCGAAAACAAAAAGAACTACGCCATTGCAGTTCAAGACTGGAACTATGGTCCTGAAATGCCAACCAATGAACCTGGGGCAAACAAAGAGTTTTATGTGGGTCTGGCAGAAGCTATGCAGTGCGATGAAAAAGACGCACGGCGCAAGCATTGCTCAAACTGTGATTATTACGACAACTCTTTTATGACCCAAGTGCGGATTGAACGAATCCCATTGGCAACCTATGACAAGGGCGCAGGGTTCAGGGGTCATTGCGAAAAGCTGAACTTCATCTGCAACGATATGCGGGTTTGTCAGGCTTGGGAAGACAGAGAGTACGAGGATTGACCTTTTGTCAATTTGTGCGAAAATCAAGCCGCTGAGTCTATCTGGCATCCAGCGGCCTTCCCTACATAGGAGTTGTGGATGGTAACGGTTGGCATTACAGAACAGCATTTGGTAGAGGTCTATTCTGACCCCTATATCACAAAAGTTGGGCATGACCATCGCCCCGCCGCGCCAATTCAACACCCAAATGTCACCTATCTTTCAGCATGGGTTGATGGAAAATTCTCTGGTGCTTTTATTGCTATCAAACAAAGCGCAGTTGAATTAGAACTTCATGCACTACTTAAAAAATCAGCACTGAAACAATCACGTGATCTCGGCTTTGCGTGTTTAGCGTGGGCATTTTCGCAGCCAATCTTACGGGTGACTGCTTACATCATTGAAGGACTTGATATGGCAAAAAACTTTTGCATCAAGTTGGGATTCAAAATTGAGGGTTGTAGACGCAGTGCCTGTGTGCAAAATGGTGTCGTTAAAGATGTCTATATGTTGGGCATGACCCGACAGGAATGGGGCGCAATATGAGCTTTATTGGTGATTTAATTGGTGATATATTTGGCGGCATAACTGGCGCAAAACAAGCTGGAGAAGCCGCCGAAAGGGGTGCGGCAACTCAGGCATCTGCGGCAGGTGCTGGTATTACTGAACAGCGCAGACAATTTGACAAATTCATTGAACTGATGTCACCCTATGTAACGGCTGGCACTGGGGCGCTAACAAGACTCTCGCCTTTTGAAGAAGCTGGGGCTAGATCATTTGAACAGCAGCAAGCACTTTTGGGCTTGC